ACATGGCCCACATCGCGGGCCTCATCGCCGCGGGCGAGCACCCAAGCTGCATTGAGCACGCCCACTACACCACCACCACCACCCACAAGACCCTGCGCGGCCCGCGCGGCGGCATGATCCTGGGCGGCGAGGAGCTGGAGCAGGAGCTCAACTCCAATATCTTCCCCGGCATCCAGGGCGGTCCGCTCATGCACGTCATCGCGGCCAAGGCCGTGTCGTTCGGCGAGGCGCTGTCGCCCGGATTCACCGAGTATCAGCAGCAGGTGGTCAAGAACGCCAAGGTGCTGGCCGCCAGCATGCAGGAGGCGGGGTACAAGCTCGTGTCCGGCGGCACGGACAACCACCTCATGCTGGTAGACCTCTCCGACAGGGATTACACCGGCAAGGACGCGCAGATCGCCCTGGACAAGGCGGGCATCACCGTCAACAAGAACACCATCCCGTTTGAGACCAAGTCGCCGTTCCAGACCTCCGGCATCCGGCTGGGCACCCCTGCATTGACCACCCGTGGCATGATCGAGGAAGACATGATCGTGGTGGCCGAGGCCATCACCGCCGCGCTGGAGAACATTGGGGATGACAAGATCCTGAAAGAGATCAGCGAAGAGGTCGAGGAGTTCGCCCGCGAGTTCCCGCTCTACGCCTGGTAGATTGAGATTTGATTGATGAGAAATGAAGGGAGCGGCCTGAGGGTCGCTCCCTCTTTTTTTTTGCGCGATGGGGCAGGGTGGGGGAGAGGGATGAAGAGAAGAAAAGAGAAGATGATACCCACTGTTATAATCTAGAGAGACTGGCGATATAAATCGGGACTATCGGGGATGAGCCTGGGCTTTGTGGGACGGAGCTTTTGAAACGGTGTTTCAGAATGTGTAACAGGTCTAGCTGTCCAATAGGCTGAATTGCTTCTGTCGCCGCGCCGCTCTCTCGCGGGCAATGATCCTATAAATCTGCTGGACTGACAAGTCGAATTCGGCGGCCAGTTCGGATGCGTTCTCGCCGCGAAAGCGTGAGTATATTTCGGCGTCGCGTCGGGCGAGCTTGCCGGTCTTGTCTTTGGGGATGTAGAGGATCTGCCCACCCCAGCTATCGGCGGTGGCTGCGGATGCCTCCTGGCCAAACCGGTGTGCCTGATCCTTGGATATGCCGAGGGAGCCCTGGGCCAGCTCCGCAATGATCTCGGCCAGCTCCACCAGGAATTCCGCGCCGACTGTGCGTGTGGTCTGCTCGTCCATATACATATACCTTATGATGACTCTGGCTGATCAGCTCGGGCCAGCCAGCGCTTGAGGGACTCGATGACGCCTGATGCCTGGGGCGAGGACAGCCAGGCCAGGGACTCGACGCCGGTCTGACGCTTGACGTAGGCGGCAATGGCGGATTCGCTGGGATCGCGGACCAACCCGGCATCGTGCAGCTGCAGCCACAGGGAGCGGATCAGGCGCGACTGCGGGTCGCGGATCTGCTGCGACTTTGGAGCCTGCTTGCTGGTGTACTGGGCCCCGAGGGCTTCGAGGTGGGCCACGAGATCAACCAACTCTTTAAACGACAGAGTCGCGGCGGAGTTCTTCTCGTACCGATCCATCAGCATGCCCCGGTAGGCGTCGTCCGTCATGCCGAGCTGTTTCTGTCCGATCTTGATTTTGGCGATCATTCCGCGCCGGGCCTGTGGGCTCATTCCGGGTTTCTTCACAGTGTGCTCCTTCTTCGCAGTAACAGGGCGGGTCAATCAGCAATGATGCCCCGCAGTTGTTCGTAAATTTGAAAAACCTGTGCTTCGGCTTTTCTTTTTTGTTCCCACGCGGCCATGGTCATCTCTTCAGCCTTGGCCTTGAGCCAGTCTACGGCTTCGGCATGTGACATACACACCCTGGAATGCACGGTTTCTTTGCCAATTCGCCGACCGTTTATCCATACCCATCTTTCGCCTTCGCGCTCCACTGTAATGCAGCGCACAATCGGCTTTTCCTCTGGCTTCCATAGTGCCTGAAATCTTATCATGGGTACGCCCTCTCCTGTCGGAGCCGCCCCGGATGGGGCGGTTTCGCATCATCGTAATTCTGCGCGGTGTTCCGCATCCAGCGGCCTGGAGAGCGGTATCTCATGTCCATCACGCATGCCTTGCGAGAAGTCATTGTCGCGCAACCGTTTCTCCTTGGACTTCTTGATTCTCACGTCGTCAGGCATTGCGGCCTCAATGTGGCTGCGCTTGACCGGGACCAACGCCGATTCTGTAACCGGCGTCCGCTGTTTTTGCTCTTCCAGGCGGAGCCGCAGGACGAACACGATACCCTTGAGATACGACTCACGGGCGGCAGAGCGTGACTTGTTCGTGCGCAGCCTCTTGCACGGGCCTGACAGATACGCTGACCCCATGCGCAACAGGGTCTTGTAGAGGTATACATACGTCCACGCGCACACCTCCTGGTCAGCCCCGACACCGACAAAGACCGTGTAGCCGTCCAGCGAATGAAAATAGTCACAGTCGAATGCGTCCGCAGTGATCCGCGCCAGGAGGAACGCCCATGGCTCCAGCCTCTGTCTGGTCCTGGCGTGCGCCCTGGTGGCTCCCATGCGTTGACCATCCTGCTCGGCGACTTCTGTCATTGAGAGGTTGTATTCAGACAGGAGCGCCTGCGCTTTTGCTGCGGCAGCGGCGGCCTCGTGCTCGTTGTCGGATGACGCCAATCTTAACAGCTTCCTGATCTTGTCTATGATGCGCTTGTGACCCATCAGTCCTTTCTCCTTGGCTGCTCATCAGGCCGGGGCCGCCACGCCCCGGCGACCGCCCCGCGTGGGGCGGTTTCGCTTATTACGTGGAGAGGTGGTTTTCAACCCGCCCTTTGAATTGTTCCAGCGCCTCGGCTGCATCGTCATCGGTGTCAGCCATGCGGAGCTCCCCGACGATGAGCAGGCCCTTCTGCCACGAATGCGTGGCATAGGTGGATATAGCCTCATCCAACGCACTCTTGTCAGGGTGTTGCCCAATGGGGAGTGTCCCTTCGGGCAACTCACCGTCGGTCACGCCGATCTCGCCGGTGCGGTAGCAGTATGCGGTGAACATTACTTCACCGCCTCCTTGAGCGCCTTGCCCGGCTTGAACTTGATCTTCTTGCCAGCCGGGATCTGCACGGCCTCGCCGGTGTGGGGGTTGCGGCCAGTGCGCGGGGCGGTAGCCATGACCTCGAAGGAGCCGAAGCCTGTGAGGACCGCCTTGTCGCCCTTGGCCAACTGCTCGGCGATGATGTCCAGCGCGTCATTGACGGCCTTCTCAACGTGGACCTTCGAAAACCCAGTCGTGCGCCGCTCGTACACGGCATCCATCAGTTCAGTCTTGTTCATCTCGTTCTCCTTGTTTTTCACCCCAACGGGGCGAATTCAACTGATTGCATGTCCACCCCGGCCCATTTGCCGCCGCCATCGTAGGGGCAAAAGCTCATGGCCCGTGTGGGTTTGTGCTCCACCTCCAGCTTTTTCGGCTCGGGCTGCGCCCTGGGCGTGGGCTCGGACGGCGGTGCCTGCTGGGCGATCCTGGCCGTCCGGCAGTCCCGGCAGGCGATGCACCGGTATCCGCGCGGGGTGTAGAACGCCTCCTTGGGGCGCATGGTCTTGCACTGCGGGCACTTGGGCATGATGGGTCTCCTTAACGCTTGTGGGTTCGGCCCTATCTCATCTGCTCGGCATGTCCCCGGCCATCTCCTCGACCGCAGACATCAACGGCAGAGCCGCGCCTCGCTTTCCATTCCATGCGTCCCACGCCTCGGACTCAGTGCGGGCAATCGGCCCCCGCGCACGGCAGTTTGTGCAATGGATTTGGACCTTCGGCTTGCGGTTGGTGTAGTAGGCGACCTCTGCCGATGTGTCGCGACCAATGGCCGATATCCTGTCTGATTTGCAGAATGGGCATAAACGGCTCATAGTATTCGTCTCCATACGAACCTCTCTTGATCGTGTGTTTCTGCCAGCCCTAGCCGAGCCAGCCCCGTTCGTTGCGGATCAGCCACACGGGGATCTCCACCTCCAGCTCGTCGTCGCGCCGGACTGTCTCCGGGAACGTGACCTGGCTCCTGGGCAGCCAGGCCACGATGCCCAGGACCGGGATCAGGACCAGCACGGCCCGTCCCGAGTTGGCCCTGACCCGGACCGTGTAGGTGGTCGTGTCAGCCACGGGCCGCTCCTGATTCCGGGTGGAGGGTGTCGGCCTCGTCCAGCAGGCCGCTCATCACCAGCTCGTTGCGCGCCATCAGTTGGTCCATGGCCTCGCACTGGGCGCTGGTCATGCCGCCGTCCTTACGCACGCTCCTGAGCAGCCGGAGCAACTCCCGGATGGTCTTGCCGTGGCGGATGGTCTGGGCCTCCGCCGCATGCAGCGCGCGGCGCAATCCGGCATCGCTCATTGGTCAGCCCCCAGGGTGTCCTCTTTGGGATCGGCGAAGAACTTGTCCTCCACGAGTCGCCGCATGCCCACGGTTTTCAGCCGGGTATCCGGCCAATCCGCCATGGCGGATTTGTCCACGGATTCTTCCGTTTTGATGGCTTCTCTGATACCCAACTTCTTGAGCCGCTCCAGGACATCGGCGAGAGTCACCTTGCTTGCGGTGGTGAGTTTGGTCGTTTTGCGCCAGCCAAAGATTCCAAAGGGAGTCTCCACGCTCTTGCGCTTCGTGAACAACTTGTCCTTGTTCAACGTTGCGTATGTGCCCAAAGCGTTTCCCAGCTCCTTCTTCCGATCCAGGAGCGGCTCCATCTCTGCCGAGGCGTTGGCCTTGATCAGGTCGATGTTTTCCTTGGCGTCGATTTCTATGGACTTGATCTGTCTGCAAACTACTGCCAGCTCGCACATGGCCGCCTCGGCCTGTTTGCTGTCTGCAACAACCGTGGTCTTGGGCTTGAACCTAGCCATGCGCACCTCCGAGTTCGCCTCCGAACGCCGCGACCGTCTCCAGCCCCTCGACCCGCTCGGCCTCGGCGATGATGTCGTCGCAGAGCCGGTTGGCATCGGTGACGGTGCGGCTGGCCATGTCGCGTTGGAGCAACCCTTTGAGGTCCAAGGCCAGCCGCGCGATCCGGCGACCGATGTTGCCATCGGCGTTGAGCGGCCATGCCTGGTTGCCGGTCTGGCGGCGGGTGTCGCTGCCGGTGATGGGGGTGATTTCCATGTGATCCTCCTTGTCTTGGTTGTGGGTTACACCTGGGCGATGATGCCGGGGTCCACCAGCGGCGCGCCGACATCGGCGGCCAGGTTCATGGCGGCGGTGATCATGTTGCCGACAGCCAGCGGGTAGACGAGGCTGACCGAGTCGTTGGCTCCGCCGCGCGAGGCCGGGCCGGTCAGCTTGCTGCGCAGGGCCTCTATCCCGTCCTCGGTGATGACCTTGCCAGCCTCGGCCCCGACGCGCGCGAAGCGGTGGGCCACATAGCCAGCCAGGGAGCCGTTCATGGGCTTGAGCTCCACCACCTCGCAGCGCTGCACCACCTCGCGAACCTCGTGGTTGGCCTCGGAGAGCTTGTGCTTGAGCTCGGGCTGGCCGAGCAGGATCACGGAGAGCAGCTTGCGGAACCCGTCCTCCAGCTCCAGGAACCGCTTGAGGTGCTTGAGCGTCTTGAGCGGCAGGCCGTGGGCCTCCTCGATGACCAGGCAGTGGGCGTGGCCGGTGCGCCCGCTGTCGCGCAGCACACGGTGCAGCTGGCGGAACCGGGCCTCGGGGCTGCTCTTGATGCTCTCGCCAGGGGCCACGGTGGCCATGATCGCCTCGGCGATGTGCAGGGCCTTGAGGCTCTTGCCCTCGGTGTCGTTGTCCTCCATGGCCAGGACGTAGGGCTCGATGACATGCACGGGCAGCTTGTCGCGGATGATGCGATCAACCATGTCGCGCCGCAGGGTGGACTTGCCGCTGCCACTCTCGCCGATCACGGCCAGGAACCCGCCGTGCTTGGCGATGTGCAGCATGGACTCGCGCACGTAGCGGATCTCCGAAGACAGGAACACGTCCTCGGCCCCGCGAATCTCGTCGAAGGGATCGTCCTTGAGCCCGAAATGTTTTTTGGTGTTGGGGAACAGCCCCTGTCTTCTCAGCAACATGATCGTCTCCTTTGGTTGAGGTTCGGTCTTCACCCGCGCCCTGGACGGGCGGAACAGGTGCTTTAGCCTTTTTTCGTTCGCGCCAGCGGTGCGCAATGCCTTGCGTATGGCGGCCTGGAGCTGGCGCTTGTCCGCCGTCTTGGGCCACCGGTCATGGTTGACGATGTCGGACACAGCCGCCGGGGAGAGCTCCAACGCCCTCGCCAGATCGCGCTGGGACAGTCCGCACTCTTCGAGCAAATCCTTGAGCGTCATGGGTTACCCCTCGTTGACAACCAGTTTGAGCGGCGCGACAGCTGCCGCGCGCCCGGCGAACCGATGCCCTATGTCGTCCAGTTCGTCGGCAGGCACACCAGCCGGGTAGCGCTGCGAGAGCCAGGCGTAGCCTTCGGCGGGCCACTGGTCGCCCAGGCTCCGCTTGAGCTTGATCGCGGCCTCGGCCACGGTGAGCGGCGCGATCTCCCTGCGGCTGGCATCCAGCCCCAGGTCGCGGCCACGGCGCGGCATGTACTCTGGCGCGGGCCGGATGTCGGCCATGGGGTTGACATATTGAGGCGGCGCGGCATGTTTGGGATCAGGCCCCGCCATCTCGTCAAATTCTTTGAGCACCTTGTCCGCCTTGGTGTCGGCCTGGGTTTTGTACTCCTGGCCGATGATGGCCGCGCTCTCCCAGAATCCGGCCTCGTCCTTCTTCACCGGCTCAATGGTCCAGACCGTTTCGTCGCCGGTGAGCGGGTCGGCCACGGTCACGTCCACGGCCGGGGCGCGGTAGGGGTTGACCACCACGGTCACTCTCATCTGCGGCATGACGCCGTTGACCAGACGCAGGTCGTAGTCGTTCCGGCCAAACCCCTTGATGGCGTGGGAGATGGAGAGATCGGGCCGCACCGTGGCCTTCTTGGGCCGGGTGGCGACCAGCTCGCGACACAGCTCCAGCGGCGGGGCCAGCCGCAACTGGTCCTCGGTGATGGTCATCCAGACCTCGTTGCGGCTCCGGCCCGTGCGGGTGTGGATGACGTGCGCGTTGTAGTGCTGCCGCCACTCGTCGGCCAGGGCCTGGAGCTGCTCCACGCTGCGGATCTGCTGGAAGATCAGGGTGGACTCGAAGTCCGTCTCCACGATGTTGTTGGAAACCTCCACCTGCCCCTTGGCGCGCGGGTTGCCCGCTTCGTGGGTGCCCCACTCGACCCCCAGCCGGTCGAGCAAGTTGGTGAACAGGTGCGCCGTGTTGGCGCTGCCCTTGTCCATGTAGAGCATCTTGGGCACCCCGTGCATGGGGTCGCGCCGACCACGATCAGAGATGGCATCCAGAAACACGTCCACTAGCCCCTGGGCCGACTCGCCCGCAGCCTGCACGTATCTGACATAGATGGTCCCGGAGTAATGGTCGGTGATGACGTAGCGCCACACGCGCTCATTCTCGGCCTTGCTGATGTTGTGCAGCTTGTTCTTGTAGAGCGCTTTTTCATCCACGATCTTCATCTTGCCCTTGGGCAGATAGAAGAGGACGCACAGGGACGGATCGACCTGCCAGCAGTGGTTTGGGTGTAGAGTTCTCATGTGGATGTGCGGCTTGCCTTGCTTGAGCAGGCTCGGATGGCAGCCGTAGGCGCGCATGGTCCGCGAGAGCGTGGAGGGCGCGGGCATGGACACCTCGCCCGTCTCCCAATCGACGCCGCCCTGGCCGGACTCGTGCAGGATCTTGCGGACCTTGGATATGGTCAGGATGCGCTTGCCGTTGGCCCTGGTCGCCTTGGTCAGCATGTACGCGGCCTTCTTGGCCGTTTCCTCGTCCAGCCAGAGCATGCCCCGGTCGCTGCGCCGCTTGCGGCCAGATGTCCAGCCGATCTCCTTGAGCTTGCGGTAGACCGTCTGCACCGAGCAGTTGAGCAGCGACGCCACTCCCTCCACCAGGGGCTGGCGCTCGCCGTGCCCGGCCTCGTCCAGCCGCACGGCCAGACTGCGCAGGGTATCTGTTTCAACGTGGCTGACCATGGCTACCAGCTCCCGTGCGCGCCGCCCGGTTCCTCGGTGTTACCGGCCTCGATGTCGGCGCGGGCCGCGCCGCGCGCCCACTCGGGATAGACAATGTCCGTGAAGTCGACCGGGATGGAGCAATCCAGCAGGAACTGGTTGATCGTCTCGCACACCTGACGCACCTCGAACACCGCGTGCTCCTTGGTGTGCGCCGAGACATGCTCGTCGCCCAGGATCTCGGACACCGCCTGGAAGAACGGCTTGATCGACGCGAGGATGGTCATGTGCTCCCGGTGCAGCCGCTCCACCGCCTCCTCCTCCCGCGCCAGCTTGAGCTCCAGGTTGGCGTCCGGCGGCAGGCTCTTGAGCTTGTACAGCTCCTCCTCGGTGGTCTGCAGCCGCTTGGCCTTATCCTCCAGCAGCCTGCTGCGGGCCTCCAGGTCGGCGGTCAGGTTCTCGCGCTCCTTTTTGGCGGCCTCCTTCTCGGCCTGATGCCGGGCGGCCAGGTCTTGCAGGATGTCCAGCACCTCGTCCTTGCTCTCGCTCTCCAGCGCCTGCTTGACCACGGCCTGCTCCTCGGCAGGCAATGCCTTGAGGGCGCGGTAGTCGCGGGACTTGAAGCCGATGTTCTCGGCTGCCTCGTAAAGGCCGGAGCCGAGGAGGTGGAGGTTCTGGGCGAGTTCGTGACAACGCTTGTAGGACTTGCCGAGCTTGACCTCGCAGAACTCCTCAAAAGTTCCGACATGTCGGACATTCCCGGATTCGTCGCGGTAAGGAAGTCCTTTGTATTTCTTTGACTTGCGCACGTCTGCAAAGACCTGGGCGATGGCAAAATCTCCGACACGTCGGACAAACTCTATGCCCTCGATGCGCCCGATGGCCTTGTGGATGTCTTCGGCCTCGAGCACCGCCTTGTCGGCCAGGGCCGCGCTGTTCTGCATCTGCATCAGTTCGGCCTCATGCTCGGGGGTCATCTCCGGGATGGCCGGTTCGGGGGCGACGCTGGCCGGTGCCAGCAGGGTGCACAGGCCCTCGGGCCGGGCGCAGGTGCCCACGTAGCCGGGTATGGCCGCGCCGGGGTTGGGGTCGCCGTCCGGTCTGTACTGGGTGCAGGTGGTGCAAGAGCAGGTGGTGTTCGACACTTGTGGCTCCTTTGGGGTTACAGGGCCGCACCAGCGGCGACCCGGCGGTTGATTTCGAGGAGGCGGCCCTGGGTGTCGGCCATCTCGTTGGCATGGGCCTGGGCAAGCTGGAGGATGGCGATGCCCAGCGCCCAGCGCCCGGTCTCCAGCTTGGTGACCACGCCCTCGTCCTGCATCACGGCCAGGGCGCGACTGATGTTGGCGGGCGACTCGCCCAGCGTCCTGGCCAGCTCGCCATTGGAAAGCCCGGTGAGGCTCCTCCCCTTGAGCGCCTTCTGGATGCGCAGGACGCGGCGCTGGGACTTAGACATGGCGGCCTCCTTGTTTGTCAGCGTTGCGGGTGGTATCGGGACAGCAAAAGGGGGTGCCGCCATGAGACTTGACCGGGCGCTGCAACTGGGAATTCTTGAACACCTCGCCTCGTTCCATCCGCTCGATGCGACCAGTGGCACGTGGCGCAGCCTTCTGGCCCTGGCCGACGGGGACGAGCACAAGCTGTGCTCCAACATGGTGTATCTGGAGGGGCACGGGTATCTCGTCAGCGGCGTCACGACGAGCGGAGACGCCTTCATGGTGTCCACGGCCAAGATCAAGATCACCTCTGACGGCATGGACCTCTTGCTGAAAGACGGCGGGCTTGCGGTCATAAAGAAGACGCTCACGGTGCGCTTTCATGCCGAGAGCCTCGACGCCCTTGAGTCGTGCATCAAAGGGAGTCATCTAGCCCCCGCAGATAAGCGGTCTGCCTTGCAATCGATTCGAGAGCTTCCTGCTTCCGCCATAGAACATTTGACCCGCAGGCTATGGGAGATGGGGGCGGAGAGCCTGCCGGAATTACTTCGACTAATAAGAACAAGTGTTCTTTGACCGGCGGCGTGCTGTGATTGGCCGCCTCCTGGGCTTGGCACCGCTCCGCAGAGCAGGGGCCGAAAATGATGATCTCCCCCTCGCTCGGCGGGTAGACCCTGTCGCGGTTGCGGAAACGGCCCCACCCCGCGAACTCGCCGAGGTTGACCCAGAAGTCGTCCCGGTCGTGATCCAGCCACAGGCTGAGCGCGTTCTGGTGGAACATCAGGCTGATCATGGGAATCTGTATGGTGTCGCTCATCGTGTTTTCCTTTCTTTTGTCCCGGTGATATGGGGGCTGGAACAAAGGGGGTTCACCTTGGAATACGAACAACTCTTGACTCTAGCGACGGTGCGGGGCCTGGGCCAAGTCTGCTGGGATGCGCTCGGCCAATCTCTATTGGTGGAAGTGGATATACGACACAAGGATGGGCGCTCTGTTCGGCTTCCGGTTTCTTTGCCCCCGGAAGTGGCAGAAGAATTATTTCATCGGCTCGACGCAGCGCTCTCGGAAAGATCGCGCGAAGAGCCCAATAGGCAATGAAGTTTTGCAGGCGGTTCATCCGATCTTCTCCCAGAGTTCGCGTTTGCGTTTTGCCCGCTCCCGATCCTCGGCGGTGATCCGGCCCAGGTCGTAGAGCGGGGTTTGTTCTGCGGTGAGCACGGCCAGCCCGGCGCATTCCAGGGCGGCCCTGGCCGGGCCGGGGTCGCCGGTTCTACCCATGGTGCG